AGAAATCTGATCGTCAAAAAGACGAGTAGCTAGTGTTTTTCCCGCCAAAAAAAGTCCAAGCGGATTAGTAGTATGTATTAGTCCTGACTCAGGTCTAGCTGAATCAATCTCATTTTGAGAAAACTCTTCGGGCATCATTTTGCCCTTAGTTGTTTGGTCGTCAGCTTGCTGAGTTTTTTCTTGCGGTGTAGGCTCATTAGTTAATGCAGCCTCGCGCTCGGCATCCATTTGTTCTTGCCGTTTGCGTTCTTGCCGTTTGCGTTCGGCATTTACATTTTGACCAACTTGTTTGAATACTTGAGCTAGCGGGCCATCTGGGCTTAAAGCTTCCCGCTTTAGCTCGCCTAAAACAAAGTTATCTTGAACTTTTTTTGGGGGGAAAGATAGTGGTTGTGGCTGTATTATATCGTTCATTTAAATTCTTTCTCCAACTTAGTATTAAAATACCGTCTCTGCAGTGACAGCATGTTGGTATCTTGTAGTATATCACGAAGCATTTCTCGATCGTTTATACTATTCAGGACCTCTTGAAAATTGCCACCGGCTAAAATATTTGGGTCGATACCATATTTAGTAACAATGTTTTTTGCAGCTCGACCGTATTCTGCGTCTAAACGCGTTTTGGCTTCTTGTAAATTCAGGTACGGACCTTCTACAATTCTAGACCCAACATCGCGCATTCCCACCTGATATCCCGCGTCGTCTTCAATATATGCCAAAGCCGTTTCTTGGATTTCAAGTTGCTCATTTGTATACTGGTCGGTATCAGACAATATCTGTGACTTAGCTAGTCTAAATGCAATCTCCGGAGATTCGCCTTTAGCTACTGCTTCATCAATAGTATCATCAAATTGCTGTATTAATCGGTTCTTCAACGCGTCAGCTTTCTTATCAACAGAAGCTGCCCACGGATTAAACCTTTCTTCTTCTTCTACTTCTGTTTTTACTATGGTATCAACCCAATTAACTGCGTCGGTTTTCAACGAACTTACTCTATTATCACGCCGAGCATTCATCTGTACATATAAAGCCAATTTATAATTGGGCGAAACGTCAGGAAAAAAGTTTTCGTTCAACAGCATTTCTGGCTTTTCTGCTATTTGAGGCCTAAGTCTATTCAACCGAAGCTTTGCAGAATCATCACTTTGAGGAGTGAGACCTTTATTAATGTTGTCCACAGTATTAATCAATTTACCGCGTAGCTGTAGATCATCTACTAAACTCATCGCGGCCATCGCGCCTCTATAATCACCATCATCCAGGGCTCTAAGAGCAATTTTTCCTGCTTGTGCGGTTATCTTTTTCTGCTGTTGTTCATACATGTCTTGTTCAGCTTTGATAGCCCGAGTTTCATTTCGTTCTTCAGCAATTAACCCGGATTCCAACTTCGCATGTAATGCAGTTAAAGTTTCTGGATTAGCTTTATGCTCGGCCGCAGCTTCTATTAGCTCACCAGCCTGCTCATAATTGCCCACATTGAGATATGAGCTGATTATACTCTTATAAGCTCTGTCTTTGAACTCCTGTTGTCTCAGCTCAACATAATCACTTCGACCACCGTGCTCCTGCGCAAGATTAGCATTATATGCTTCGATGTGATTATGTATTTGAACTGGGTCTTTTAAGCCAGCTAAATCATTAATAAACTGACCTTGTTTATTTTCTAATATGTTAGTTTGTTCAACTTCAAACTGCTCAACTTTGTGTGAAGCCATTGCATCAGCATGGGCATTTTGTAGCTTTTTAGCTGGGAGTACTAGTTTCTCACGAACCGCGTGCTCTTGACTCTGTACAGTTTCCTGGACAGTATTTTTTAAAGCTTCTGTGACAGACCCATAATTTGCCGTGGCTTCTGCGCCTCTCATAGACCCATATTTACGAGTCATATTTTTAATGGTATTTTGAAGCTGAAGAAATACAGTATCGGCTTTTGCCTGAGCTTCGCGATCTTGATAATCAAAAGCCGCCTGAGTTATTGCTTGAGAAGCTTGTGCGGCTTCTTGTAATGATGTATCAATAGTAAGTTTAGGTACCGGTCGCGATGTATAACGAACATTCGCGGAATTAGTATTAATTTGAGGACTACGGCCTAAGCTCGTAGAAGAAGCTCCAGATAATAGATCGGGCTGTACGCCTCCTGATCTTCCGCCGGTATTAAGTCGCTGTGATGCTAGCTGATAATTAATTTTTGGCATATTATTCGTTTTCCATTAAGCTGGTACTTTTATTACCGTAATACGTACTTGCTGCTTGTGCTCCAGCCGATAAGAGCCCAGAAGTTAACCGATTCCAAGACGCGTCTTTTCCTGCCTGGGTGGTATTTCGCCCACTGGAAAATCCTGAGTCTCTGGAAAACCCAGCTGAGATTTTATCCGCCTTAGCTTTAATTCCTGACTGAGCCAAAATTGAATTTGCCTGTGCTGTACCCGAATACTGTGTAGATAACTTACTTAGTTTACCTTGATACAGAGTTTTCTGAATAGCCATTTCGCCCTGCCACACATTTTGGGCTCGTTGATTCTGAATTTTTCGTGCAGCTGTATCAGCGCTTCTTCGTACCACGAAAGCATCCAAAGCTTCTTGGGTTTTCTGATCTATAATAACTTCAGCATTACTGCCCTCGCCCATAACGGTACCCGACGCTGATTGCTGAGCTTTTATAGTTCCTCGCTCAACGGCTCTACGACGTGCCAATAAATCTAAATCTAAATCTGCTTGTTCCCAAAGCAGCTCTTCTTCATAGTCCAAAAGCTCGTCATTATACGCGGTGGTAGCCTTGATCATATTCGCGTTAAACAGAGCTTCGTCTTCTACCATCTCGGCTTTAAACTTTGAACCGCTTGCTACACTAGCAGCATTGGCTTTAGCTATTGCTTGCTGAGCCCGAATATTAGAAATAGAAACTTCGTACTGGCGCTGAGCCTCGTATTTTTGGTATGAGCCTTGATTAGCCGTACCGCCACTAACTTGATTAGACTCCGAAATGGCACTTATCGCGCTTAACGCAGCGGGTATGTATTGATACCAAGACATTATTCATTCACCTCTATTGAATCTACCACGCCTCGTACTGTCAAAGGCAGTGGCTGAGTTTGTCGTATAAAATAAACTGGCTCTTGGTCAAAGCCCGTAGGAAATGCGAGTTTTTTAAGCCCAGTAAATAACGGTACCTGTTGGCCAGTTAGATTAAGCGGAGTTCTAAACGGAACCTCTTCAGCGTGTTCGCCGTCTTCAGAATCAACTCTGCCTAGAGTCATCCCCAGTGATTTATATAAATCTACCGTAACATGTGTTATACGCTGGGTTCGACTAACCGCCGTTCCATCACGTGTAGGTAGGTCTGATAAGTGAGGTCGCACTTCAGACTCCATATACAGACCCACAACTACGTGTGTATATTCATTATTAAGTGTTATTGAATTACTGGATACTGTTACTGGCGGGTGCACCGTACCATCTGCTAATACATAAACTTCTTCGCCTTCTAGATGATCTAAGCCAGTAATCGTATCCGTGGCAGTTCCTTCGTATACTAAATGGCTATCTAGAAATCGGCCCCATTCCGCTTCAGTAACTTCGTCCCAGCTACCAAGCTTTTCTACGTAGTATTTGTCTGAGCCGTCTATAACACGTTTAACCACAAACCAAACTTCGTCTTCTCGTGAATTACCTGGGATTGAGGCTATGGCTTTAAATGCCCCTTGTGTTTCATGCTCATGCCAACCTACAACTTCATGCTGTCGTTGATATGTTAAACCAAGTAAATTTCCGTCTTCTCTAATTGACCATAGAATAGAATGCGGTGTCTGTTGATATGACCAATCAGTTATAGAATAGCTTGTAACTAGGTGCGGCGCTAATACTGTTAAGTCTGATGTTTTAAATGAATCATATGTATAGTCGTAAACAAACTCGTTTACGACTCTACCGTGATATTCTAAAAATACTGTCGTAAGCCCAATCATAGTAGGCTTAACCGATTCCGAACCGTTATTTGTTTGTCGCTGTGATAATACGTTCGACGGCGTTAATGCTGTTCGGGTATTACCAGACACCGTCCATTCATTCGCAAGTGTTCCAACATGTAAGCTTTTATTTGAAGTAACCCACTGAATTTTATTCTGGGTGCCTGAATCCAATGTAAACGTGATTCCATCAGAGTCTTCAATTGGGCTATTTACAGTAAAACTATCAAAATCGCCAGCTTGAGTTAACCACATTGTTTGGCGATTAAGGATATTCGCTCCAAACACTAAACGTTGTTGGTGGAATGTTACCCTTTCTGGCCAACCATTAGTGTCTGACCAATCACTTGGTTCATCTGTAAAAGACGTTGTTACTAGCTCCCAACAGGTATGCGAGTGCCGGCGAATTATGTATGGACGCAGGCCAGACTGAGCTATATACATTTCATCTGCTGACTGAGCCCAATCAAAATTTTCTATATCCCAATCGGCCAATAGCGTTAAAGTAACTACCTCACCTGCCGTATATGATTGCGCCGTCCCTGTTGGGCATTCGGTAATTGGCGGATCGTCAAAAACTACTAAGCCACTTCCGGTTCCAAAAACTATTCGGGGCGTACCATCAGTATGCATAAAGAAAATCATCGAATACGCTTGATTTTCATTAAACACAAATGGTATTTCTCGTACCAATGGATTTGTGGTATCTAAACCTAGACTATTAAGGTCATGTATAAACTGAGTTCCAGGGCGCCGTGTAGCACTGCCTTGGGTCTCGCAAATCATGTTATACAGTTTTTTACAGCCATTTTTAAGGCGTTTAAAATCGTGCCGAGCATTAAGCTTCGGAGAAATTTCGCCCGCAGTAAATGAATGTTTAAGTCTATAAGCGCCCATTATATTCGTCTACCGGTAGAAAAGAACCTTCTGGATTGACAAAGCTATCGCCCTGTGGACTGTTGTCTGCTGAGATATGATCGTTACTCGTATTCGCGTCTCCGGCCCAGCATTCTTTTACTTCGTTTTTATATTGAGAAAACAGCGAATTTGTTACTTTGTAGTCCTGAGTTATTGCTGGCGACATTTTAACCGCTAACAATGTTGCTGTCAGCATAGCAAACGGAGCAGGAAATTTCGTCGGGTCAATGTTTGTGGATGTGTAATAAATATATGCTTCATCAGACTGCTTACACATAAGAGTATCACCGTGTACATCCCACCACTGTTTACTGCCTTTCGGCCATAAATCTCGCACGCGTTCGCAATCTGACGGAAGCTGATAAAGATAATACCCGTCTGGAACTTCAACGCCAGATAGCTTTTGCAAAGACACGAATTTTCGTGCAAACGACCAATCGTACTGGCTAAGCAAGTACTTCTGGACCGGCGTAAAGAACACTTCAGCCATGCGAGCTCGTTTATTCTGCTCGTCGAAAGACCTAATAGAATCTTCGCCTAAAGCAGCTAACGCGATATTGCAAATAGCTATCTTGGACATTAATCCACCTCACGAAACCTGGCATCAAGTATCTGGTCAACAATCTGAGTTTTAGTTGTTTTACTCGTGACCTTTGGCTCTCCGCCTTTTTCTTTAATAAAGTCTACCGCGTCTGCGCGCTTCCATTTTGCTTCGAGAAGCTCGTCTTTAGAAGCTGTCTGAAAACTTACTTCTTCGACTTTTTCGAGCGATTCAAAATGGGTAGGGCATTTCTCAAATTCTCCAACATCACCAACATTGAAAAATTTAATCTTCCCACCGTCTAGCCAAGTTTGACATTGAGTTCTACATACACATTTCATCATACACTCCTAAAGTGGGGCTCCATAGAACCCCACTTATAAAAGATTACTTGTTAGTCTGAACACCCGGCATAGAAATAGCCGCAGAGTATGTACCGTCAGAAGTAGTACCATTAAGTGCGATGGTAATATACTGTGCTACATCTGAAGGCAACTCAACTTCAACAGCCTTTCCGGCCAACGTACACGTATGTGAAATCAGTGTGTCAGAAGGCGAAGAAGTGGTACCATCAGAAATAGTAAAACCTGTCGCCCCAGCCAATGTAGAAGAACCCTGCACCCACACTTTGATTGGGTTACCTGGGCCTGGATATGTGGTTTCCAGATTAACTACTTCAGCAGTGCCATCGTGAGCAAGGTCGTCTGCCAAGATTACTTCATTATCCATTATCATTTAAATTCTCCTTAGCTTATTACGGCTTCAGTTTCCAAAATTGCGGAACAGCCTTTTATCGGAGTGCCTCGGAAAGACAGCATTTCTTTTCCAAATACGTTGGTATACCCAAGAGCGGCATTGGATTTTTCTACCGCTGCAATGTCAAGCATAGCTTGAACACCGGGAGACGCATAGAAAATACCTTTGCCTTTGCCTGTCTGAGGTACAGCGTATTTAGCTTTAATCATGGCCTGGTAGAGGGCCTTCATAGCGGTATCATCAGTCATGTCGGACAACTCAATGTTACAGATACGAACGATATAACGCCAGTCTCGAACTACCAAACCCATTTTCCATTGATAGTGCGAACGGTAGCCTTGGAAACGGCCGCCATCATTATCATACAGAGTTACTTCGCCCAAATCGCGTGAGCTAAGTCCGACTTCAGAGCCCTTGGGATAAATACCGTGAACAGTGCTATCGCCCCAACAAATGTAAAAGAGCGAAGTCTGTTTATCACTTGTGGTACCGCCCGCACTAATAATATTTTTCAGATATGCAGAATTTACCTGAGCTTCACGCTTTTCTTCTGGGGTACCGCCGGTATACAATGCCCCGTACCGAGGAGCCAGACCCAGAAATTTCTCAGGATCAGTGTCGGTATCGCCGTAAAAAATTGTTGAAGCCATGGTATTTGACATGCCTTCAAGGTGCGGCGTGTCTTCTGACATGCGAAACTCGGCAGTATTACCGTTAAGAGCAGCGAGGTCTTTATCAACTTCGCCATAATCTTCCAGCATACCAATAGTATCATCAACCTGCTCTGTAGTACTTTTTGTTGGATAAACACCGTAGTTGAGTTTTCTCCAAGTGGGAGAAGGAATACCAGTTCGTACAGTTGTACGATGGCCCGTAGGTAGGTTACCTTCTACTATCGGGATGTCTTCGAGAATCGGATTAAACTCAGTCAAGAGTTCTGCGATTTTCGCTGGGCTCCCATCAGGGTCTAGTCGTTTAGTTAAGTTAACAATGTTCGGAAGTTCATTTCCGGTATAAGGTGTATAGGCCACGGTCGTTCTCCTTTATTACGCGCTCGGATGAGTGCTACCAAATAACACTTGAGCTGCAGATTTGTTTCCTTGGGGCGCTTTAATATTTGATTTAATAAAGCCCCCTTCTTCCATACTCTTTCCTACTTTAAACATAAATTCCAAAACTGCTGGGTGGTTACCATAACCCGACTCGTTCAAAGCTTGTTTCAGTGATCCATCGGGATCATTAGCTGAAAGGGCTTGTTTAGCCAGATTAAGGTTATATTTTGCCTCGTCGCCCCATTTCTGTAAGTGCTGTTCGCCCATTTGCCGTAGATTTTGTGCCTGAGCTTCAGTTGTCTCCTGCATAACCTTACCAAACTGCGAAAGAGACGCGTCCAACTGTTCTTGTGTCATATCGTTGGCTGCGGCCCATTCTCTTACGTCAGGTGCTCCTTCAGGCAATTTATAATCAGCAGCTTTTGGTGCCGTTCTTTCTGGTTGACCTTGGTCCCCATCCGAACTTTGTTGACCCTGCGGCTGACTTTGTGAATTCTGTTGGTTACTCTGTTGATCTCCTTGTGGCTCAGTCCCTTGCGGCTCAGTCCCTTGCGGCTCAGTCCCTTGCGGCTCAGTCCCTTGCGGCTCAGTCCCTTGCGGCTCGTTTCCATCAGTACTAAGACTCATTATCGTCCCTCCTACTTAACTTTTGATAATCTAGAAGCAGACGAGGGTAAAGCGTTGCGTCTGCGTCCTCCATAAACTTTACAATATCTAGGCCCACTGAACGACGGCCCTCAAGAAAAAATGTATGATTATCTCCGGTAAAGCAATCAATATTGAGCCCAGTTTGATTTAATATGTGCCATATTACGCGTTTCATGCGGTCTTCTTTCATCAACTCACGTAGATCAGAACACATCAATTTATATTCTTTGTCTTCTTGTGACATATTAATACCCTATGTTTTCAGCAGTTTCTTGGGTCTCCATAAATGTCTTGCCGGCTTCAGCCTGTTGTTTAGCTGCTGAAGCCCGTTCAGAATCTAACTGAGATTGTGTAGCCGCATCTTGTGCAGCCATCTCGCGTTGCTGTTCGGCCTTTGCTCTTTCTGCTCGAGCTTTTCGAATTTGATCGACATCCTTAGTAGACCGAAGTACTCCGATCGGCACACCAGTTATATCTGCGTATTCTCTAGTGGCTTCATCAATATCAACATTATCAAGTACTTGTTGGTCAAATTGAGCTGTCTGACCAATAAAGCCTAAGAAAGATGTGATACCTTTCAGCTCCATTTGCCTTTGTGCCGCCGCAAGTGGTGAGACTAAACTGATGTTATATGATCCTGCTAACTCCGCCAATTCGGGACTCAGCGGCTGAAACATCTCATTTCGCAACATAATATTAAAGCCCCGTTCTACGATAGACTGGAGCAATTCATTATGTAATCTTTCAATTACTGGCCCAAGTCTGAGCATCTTCTCCTGCTCTTGAGCATGTACTTGGCCAGTGCGTAACGGTGATGCATTTGGATCACGAGCTGCAGTTAAGAATATGTCATTAAAAAAGTTTCGTTGTATACGCTGCTCGACTCTCTCCATACTTTGAGCGGCAGAACCGTGGTCAAAATTTACTTGATACAGTTGTGAAATTACTTCGTTTACGTTTGAATAATAGTTACGACCACCCGGAAGCGTATTAACTGCGCCTCGCATTCTCGCTGGAACATTAAGCGGTGGATCAATACCTTTATGCGTGGCCATAAGCCCCGCGCGTTCCATTTCTTGAAGTCTTCGAATATCTGGGAGCGCTCGGCTACCTGGGCCTATGCCATAAATATCTGAACCGATCGTTCCCCAACGTGCTGTAGGATATGGATGTTCATGAAAGCCTTTAACTTCTAGGGGTGATTTTTCTTTTGCGTTACTTTGATAGCCTTGGCTTTCAGCAGTTAGTTCATAAAATACCTGAGTATACGGTTTACTGTTATACTCATTTGGGTACACACATTCTAAAACCGTTACCGATACTTTATGTATTCCAGCGTCGTTTTTCTCAACGCGTTTTTTAAGTTCTTTAGAAACTCCTTTGGGGAATCGATGATACAGTTTATACGGAGACATCAAAATTGTTCTATAATATGTATCAACTCGGTCATCTACGCCGTAGGATAACGAGTATTCTCCAGCGGTTAACAACTCAAAACGAAATGGCGTTTTTTCTAAGTTGCTATGCTCACCCATAAATATACTTCCTGTGCCAAAACCGGCGTACTCAGTATAGAAGCTATTTATTATAGAATAGAAGTTAGATGACTGAAACGCCGTATGCAGTCTTTTAGTACAGTCTTGGAGCCACTTTTTTAATGGTTCTATTTCTTTTAAGTTAGGGTCAGACCAACTCAAATCAAACCATGGTCTGGCGGGAGACGTAAGACCGCCATGTATACCTGAAGTTAATACGTTTAAGGCATCTTCGCCAATCGTGTTAATAACTTTTGGGCTGGTTAACTTTCGCTTTCTCGGCTTTGCATATGTTTGAAAAATGCCGCGGCCTGGAATCAAGAAATCAGAAACATTTCGCCATTCAGCCTCCCATTCTGATCGCTCTTCCAAAAATTCTTTATGCTGTTGTACCGCGTCTTGATATTTAATAATCATGATTCGCCTTTAAGTAAGGAATCAGTAGTTTTCGCATCTTCATCATCGAGTAGGGGGCTCGATAGAATCGTGTCCATACGGCCTTTTCTACGAGCTTCATCTAAATTAAAAGCTGCCTGCATTTTCTTCTGTAGCTGCTGTTGTTTCTCCGCCCAATCTACATCCGCGGCTTTTGATATTTCTGGAAGCTGTGGCATATTCGCTTGAGTATTCTGCATCCTCGCTTGAGTATTCTGCATCCGTTGAGCAAAAATATTATTTTGGTGCGACATCATCTGCATAGCCATTGCTAACGACTCATCTAATTCGGCTTTATCTTGTCGCTGCTCTGGATAATAATTTTGTTGTGGAGAATCGTTTCCTTTTCCACCCATATCATACTCCTAAGATAGAAGACCCACCTAACATATCAGCATCATCTTCTTCGTCTAAAATAATTTTTGGCTTTACCCCTTTAGACTGAGATACTGACTTTTTTTCGCCTTTTTTCTTTCCTTCATATTTAGAACCATCACCTCGAGCAACTGAGAATCCTTCAAATCCTTTAGGCTTACCCCACTTGTCCATCAAGCCCTCTAGCTGAGACTGCTGGCCTTCACCCCACAATGTAGCAAAATAATCACCTATCCGTTGTTGCTTTTGATCGTCGGTTATATCGTATTCCACACCGAGCAATCTAGCATTTGAAGACTCATCAGCTATTTCGCTGTTAACATTATCAGTGGCGGAATTAGCCGCGTCCATATAGCCGGAATAGAGCTGATCTCTATCTGACTCGCCTCGCTCTCGTAATAATGCTTCTTGTTGCTTCTGAGCTTCAGCAGCTGCTTGAGCTTGAGCTTCAGCAGCTGCTTGAGCTTGAGCTTCAGCAGCTGCTTGAGCTTGAGCTTCAGCTTCAGCTAGTTGTTTACTCTGACTAGCCATTTGCTCACTATACATTTCAAACGGAGAAGGAGACTCAGGTTGTGGTATTCCCCACTCGCGTCCTTCGCTTCTGCCGTATGTTTGATAGTGCTGCCACGGGTCCATGCGAGCCTTATATACATCCGGATTTCTTTCCAAATACGCCGCGCCTTCTGCTTTATCATACTGGGGGGCTCCGCCACCTCCACTACCTTTACCGCCCATAACTATCTCCTATTATAAACCGCCGTAGCCACCGCCACGATTTCCATCTGCTCCAATGCCGCCCGATGGCCCTGAAGACCCCGAAGACCCGCCTAAACTTCCACCGCCTCCGTCATCATCGTCATCACCTAGTAATGAACCATACGACTTAGATTTTCGCGGTGATATACTTTTTCCTTTAAAGCCCTTAGTATCAATTTCACCCGATATTGTATGAGCTTCTTTAGCCGCTCCGTATAAACCACCAGCTACAGCGCCGACTGCTGGTCGGCCTGTTAAGGTACCCACTTTCGTTCCGGTTTTCATACCTTCTAAAGCAGCTCGACCAATATCGTCCATATGGTACCCTAAACCCGAATCTAATGTACCTGCCGGAGCCGCCATAGACGAGCCATCTTGGTTTCCCAAGCCTGGGGGTCTATTTGATTCTGAGCTCGACTTGCCCGAAACATATTTTGCCGGAGTATCTGCGCCCCAATAATCATAACTTACGCTTCCTCCGCCTCCACCTTTTCCGCCCATTTTTATTTACCGTCGTATGTTTTATTTTGTTTCTCATCTAGCTTCTTCTTAATCTGCGGTACTGCTTCTATACTAAGAAGAAGTCCTAAAACAATTACGTAACTCTGTGGTATATCAACCAAACTCGAAGTTTTAATACACACATAACAGTAGGATCATAGTCTACCCAACAATAGGCTTCCAGTATCGGTTATAGGGGATATCCCCATCCGGAACCGTGACATTGGCGTTGATTTTGCTCTCATAAATCTTACTATCAAACCTTACTTTATCGCCGATATTGTAGGCATCTTGGGCGCCTGTAGGTTGTACCCAATCTGCTATAATGTTTTCAGGATATGCCGAGACAAAGAGAGCCGGAGTAACATCGGGGGTCCAATCCGCTTGGGTTCTATGCACCTGGATGACTCGATACAGTTTTTGGCTATACGATAGCATTTGATCTGTGATAACATCCATATCCTGTTGCCAATCCGGGAAAGCTGCACAGAGAACATTGACTTCTTCCTCTGTTAAGCTGGACGCGAGGATTTTATCTTTGAGAACATCCCTGACTTGTTCAATTGTCGGCTCTTCTTCAGTGATTTCTTCCAGCGGAATTTCGGCAATATCCTGATCGGTATAGGTTATAGAGTTGGCTTCACCCTTAATCACCGCTTCGTCAACAATGCGCCATTTCTCACCTGTTGATTCTGACTGCCCTTTTATATTTTTATCTGCTTTTGTAATCATACTGTCACCGTTACTGTCCAACTATTGGTTACGAGTGTGTCTTTGCACGCAAGTCCGGTTGCACTTGGTGCTGCATTAGTTCCAGAGATGTCAAGTGATCCACCTGTGCCTCCCGCTGTTGCTAAATCACAGAGAAAATCATCAACTTCTTGTTGTGTTAGTCCTAAACTTTGTATCTGTATGTTATTACCTGTCCAGGTGGGCAGTGTCCCTTGTGTGTAATCTGATACTGAAGTGTTGTATAGAAATAGGCGTGTTAGAGAAGTTAAAGGACTAACTGCTGAAATATTACCAGATACCGAAGTGCCGCTTATAAGTAGGTATTCTAAAGATGTTAAAGGACTAAATACTGAAATATCACCAGATACTGATGTGTTGTTTAGCTGTAGATATGTTAGAGATGTTAAAGGACTAACTGCTGAAATATTACCAGATACTGATGAGTCGTCTAGCTGTAGATATGTTAGAGATGTTAAAGGACTAACTGCTGAAATATTACCTGATACTGAAGTGTCGCTTATAAGTAGGTTTGTTAGAGATGTTAAAGGACTAAGGACTGAAATATTACCTAGTATTGAAATGCCGCTTAGCCATAGGTTTGTTAGAGATGTTAAAGGACTAACTGCTGAAATATTACCAGATACTGGTGTGTTGTATAGCCGTAGGTGTGTTAGAGATATTAAAGGACTAACTACTGAAATATCACCAGATACTGATGTGTAGTTTAGATCTAGGTATTCCAAAGATGTTAGAGGACTAACTGCTGAAATATCACCAGATAGCGTAGTGGTTTCTCCACTTAAATCCAACGTAGTAACATGACCAAAAGTAACAGCAACTCCATACCAATTATCAACGGCATTATCTGTTAACCAGTTAGTATCGTCTGTCCAATTAACACCATTCAACATGTTATACAATCTAACCAGAGCGTCAGCTTCTGCCTGAGGAACATCTGTACA